ACCGGGAAGCTAAGACCTACCAAGCTCAACAGGTAGCTTAGCGAGCGTCTGGGGTCGTAATCAGCGCGCGCCAGTAACCCGCGAGGGATACGGCACTTGCCAACGTCGACGCCAGCTTGAGAGCAGCGACGCCTGCTTTGGCCGCCTCATACGAGGCGAACAACTTCCAGACACCAGCGGCGTACGCGGCGTAAAGCCGCGAACCCTCGGTGATCTGGTAGGCGTCGGAGTTCAAGGTCACGAGCGTCGCCAAGAGAACGCTCGAACAATACTCGACGATCTTGGGGCCATTGAACACGCCCGTAGTCCCTGTGTCCTGCAAGAGGGCTTCGGAACCAGCGGCGCCAGCAATGACCTGGATGGTGGAAGGGACAGATTGAAACTGTTTCCCACCGTCCTGGTATTCCAACTCCGGGTACATGAACTCAAGATCGTAATCAATGAGGACGCGCCCGAAGGTGGCGTTTTGCCCGGGGAAATAGTCCGTGATCACCGCCACCACGAACTGAGAGACCGCCGAGCGGGTCGACTCCCCGAGCATAGAAGCGGAGTACCACTTCGTGTCCTGGGAGTCGCGCCGGAACGTGATAGAGGCGCCCTGCCAAGCCGGGGTGACGCAAGAAACCTGCATATTCAGCAGCTTCTGCATCGCCGCGGCGTCAGCCGGGAGCTTCTCATCCGCATCGGTCTCAACTGCGAAGCCGATCATGCCGGGCGTGTTGCTCGACGAGCCAGGGACGTAGGTAATCCGTGCCAGGTTGTACCGGTACTTCTCATACCCACGCGCCATCAAACTCAACCTGCTGTTTGACCAGCAAGCCGGGTTGCCGTCGAACACTGCCGTCAGTACATTGGGACCACTGACGACACTGCCGAGCATCTCGTGCCCCCGCACGCGAACGCGCGATTGACCGAGCGACTGCACCTCGTACGCAGACGGGCGCAATACAGCTCCGGTCGATGCGGGGAGGGACACAATCTGCATCGACTTCGAAGCCTGCTTGGGCGCCGCCTTCTTCTTGGCTGGCTGCGCCTGGGCAGGCTGCTGCTTCTGCTGCTTCGACTTGGACTTCTTGGCCATGTCTTCGTGAGCTTTATCGCGGCTAGCATAACTCTGCTCTACGTAGTCATCGACTTCGCCGTCCTCATCGGCGTTGTTGCGTGCCGGAATGGCAGCAACGGCACGGAGCAACGCATGCGCAAGCTGAGGCTTGCGAGCGTACGAGGCGACATCAACTGCGGAGTGGATGCGGATCTCCTCCGATTGATGCGGGGCGAAGTGCATGAACTTGGCGACCGACTTCGCCACGTTCACGGGCTCGAGCCCAGTACGGCCATTCGGGTACAAGATGTACTTGTGCGAACAAAACTCGACCTCGGCGATCTTCTCACGCGCGAAATCGGCAACGTGCACGTCAGTCAACTTCAGCCCGATCTCCCGGTACTTGCCAACGAGCTCCTCGACAGAGGTTGACTCGGGCTTCACGGAGGCCGCCTGGTCGTCACCCATGGACTTCACCCTCACGGTACTGGGCATCACGTAGTACTGCATAGCAGTGCGGATGACGCTGTTCCCCTGCGCCGTGTTGTACCGGCCTGAACGCTGAATCCCAGCCACG